ATTAAACAGAAAATAAAAAATCACAATATACATTAATATGAGAACATCCGATATTGCTTTAACATTATTAATCATTATAATATTTGTTGGATTAATGACCTTTAATGTATTAGTCGTGAATGTACAAAAAATAAAAGATAATTGGCCTGTGTATCGATGTAATCCAGCTGTAATGCCATTCTCATCTACATTAGGTAATATAGGTCCAAGTGAGAACTTTACATTCTGTATTCAAAATATGCAATCTAATTTCATGGATCATCTTCTCATGCCAGTAAATTATTCGTTATCTATTATGGGTGGATTGGCTGGAAAATTTCAAAACGCACTCAACGCAATTCGTTATATGTTTCACTTTATTAGGACATTTGTTCAAAATATTGTAGAATCTATTTATGGAATATTCTTGAATATATTAATTGAATTCCAAAAAGTCACTATGGGCATTATCGATTTAGTTGGAAAAATGACTGGTATCATGACAGCTATGATGTTTATGATGGATGGGTCGGTTAAGACTATGAAGAGTATATGGAAGGGACCACCTGGCGGTATGTTACGTGCTCTTTGTTTTCATCCAGATACAATACTCGCTCTGAAAAATGGAAAACAAGTCAGAATGAAGGATATAAATTTAGGAGATGTTTTAAAGAATGGGAGTGTAATACTTGGTAAACTCATTTTAAAAAATACCGATATAACTGATGGTTCTATCTACTCCAATAAACTTTACGAAATAGACGGTGGAGAGAAACAAGAAACAATATATGTAACAGGAACCCATTTAGTATTTGATGGGACAAAGTTCGATTATGTACGTAATTATAAGCATGCAAAAGAGAGTGTTGTGAATTCAAAAGAACTTAGTTGCCTGCTTACTTCAGATAACAAAATATGTATAGGAGATCACATTTTTTGGGATTATGATGATACACCCGAAATGGTCGCAAATCTTAAGTAAATAACTTGTTATATATTTTCCAAACACTATATAGGTATGACAAATATATATAAATCAATTGGCACATTATACGACGATGTCGGCTTTTCAGAAAAGTATGGAGGATCAATCATAATAACTGGTGTTACGATAATTGTTTTTTTACTGTTAGTCTCATATTTCAATATAATGATAAATATTGAACCCATTAAAAAAGATTGGGTAAATCAGAGATGTAGTCCTGGTATATTACCGTTCGCTGGACTTATCAACCCACCGCCTGGTGTATCTGCTTTTAAATACACCAGTGACAATTTTGCTCAATGTACACAAACGATTCTTCAACAAGTGACTGGAGTATTTTTATTACCTATAGATTTTTTTGTTCAGTCCATAAATGGTATATTTAATATGGTAAATGAAGCATTAAATACCATTAGAGAAATGTTAAACATGATACGCGTAAAAGTAAAAAAAATTTCTGAAGATATGATGGGAAAAATATTAAATATTATGATTCCTGTGCAAAAAATGTTTATGAGTATTAACGATTTATTTGGTAAAGTACAAGGTATACTTGCATCTGGTATATTTACCGCTCTGGGAACTTATTATACTATGAAATCTGCTGTAGGTGCGTTTTATCAGTTTGTTGTAATATTACTATTTGCGTTAGCAGCAGTAGTAATCGCATTTTGGACGATACCGTTTACATGGGGAATAGCTATTACCATGACAATTGTGTTTGTATCTATTGCTATTCCGCTTGGTATGATCGGCGAGGCGCTCAGATCAGCATTCGATTTGTCTTTACCAGGAATGCCAAGTAAACCTGGTTGTTTTTCTAAAAATACGGTAATAGAAACAATTTCAGGGCCTACTTTTATAGAAAACTTACAAATAGGCACTATACTTGATGATAATTCGGTAGTAACAGCAATAATGAAAATTAATGCTAACGGACATGATATGTATAATCTTAACAATATTATCGTAAGCGGTGAACATAAGATAATAATTAATAACAATAAAATGATATCCGTATCAGAACACCCAAAATCTATAAAAATATATGATTTTAAAGACCCTGTTATATATTGTTTCAGCACGAATACGAAATACATACATTTAAATAATATCATATTCACTGATTGGGATGAAATCACTAAAAAAGATATCAAACTACTCCGTATACGATGTAAATCATATATTAGTAATAAATACAGAAAAAATATGTCGTTTATTCATAAAAATTTAGCAAGTGGGTTATATAAAAAAACACCCATCGAGTTGTTTGACGGTTCGTTCAAACCGATTTCTGAAATACAAATCATGGATAAATTAAAAAATGGAGAGATCGTATTGAGTGTAGTTCAAGTCAATGGACTGGATATTCATCAGTATTCGTATCATTTTAATAAGAATATTAAAATACGAGGTGGACCGAATTTACAAATATATGACGAAAATTTAGGAAATTTATATACACTTGATAGTCAAATTAATAAAGTTACATCTAACAACTCAAAAAAACTATACCATTTAATTACAAATACAGGTAAATTTGATATTTGTGGATATACGTTTTATGATTATAACGGCGCGTTAGATTGTTTCTTAGACTGTGATAAAAAATCAGGTTTCATAGAGCACGAGTAATATTTTCTTTACCGTAAAAATTTAATATATGATTTATGTATAAGTATATCATGGAACTAAAACTATTAGGTCAATCATTTCGTTTGGAAATTATATTATTATGCCTTATTTTAGGAACTCTCGTTTTTATGGTTACCACATGTTCGTGTTTTAAAATGTCATTTACTGAGACATTTGAAAATGTACAGGAAGGATTAAGTAATATGGCGCCATTAAATGATCAAATCATGGCAGATTCATCGAATAGTTGGGCAAATAAAGCTAAAGAATATGCTGGAAGTATGGGGTATGAAAGTGTTTTACAAAGTCAAAAAAATAATGTTGGAACACCTGTGCCATTAGAAGACACAATGCTTATTTTTAAGGATAATAAATTCAAACCCGAATGTTGTCCTTCTACATATACTACCAGCACTGGATGTGCGTGTGTCAGCACAAATCAAACACAATACTTAAATCAACGCGGTGGAAATAGAACTATTAGTGGAAGCGAGTTTTAAATTGTATCAACCAAATACTGTCAAAATAAATTAAATACATCACCTTTATAAATGATGTATTTATTAATCTACTGAAAATCCAAAATATGTATTGATAGATAATACTGATATATAACCTACTAAAAATTCTGATATGTCGATAAACATATTATTATGAAGAAGCGGTATTTCAGTAATCATTTGATACAGGACAAATATTATTGCCACAAATGACCAATAATAACCTATCATGCCAAATAATACATGCCATACTGAATTTTTACCATCAGTAAATAAGTTACGCATGCTGTTGTTTATATAATTATATATTATTTTACTTTTATCAGCTTTTAGCGCACAGTTTTTAATATAATTGTAATTGTATGTTAATATAAGCATACTCAACTACAATTTGTATGGGTTTTATAAAAAAAACATATCATGAAATCCTTTTATTGTATACACATTCGTACTATTTTCTGGTTATATAATATATATATTATATGATTAATAATTATTTAAAACAGTTATATGCTTATTTAGGACACGCGTATTGTTTTTTGAGTGGTGCGTTTATTATACAAGATGATAATGGTATTTTATTTGAATTATTACAGAATACAAACAAAAAAAAGAGAAGACTGTTACAATCGCATACTACATATTTTCAAGGAAAAGAAAATCCCAATCCAGACTTAGCTTTTTATGAAACTATTTTTAATAATAAATTAGTCATAAATTGTAGTTGTAATGATAAAGAACCAGATACCAGAGATGTTCGAAGTATAAAGTGGTATAAATTTATTGATAATGGTATATCATTTATCTATTTAAAGCCCGAATCATCTCCAACAATAACCACACGTCATGCGTTTGAAGCAATAAATCGGTATGTTGTTGGTAACCCAAATGTATCTTGTCGCATTCCCAGACGCGAAGACTGTTATAAAGATAAAACTGGATGTATATTTACAGGAGATAAAGATAAAACAAGTAAAAATTATAATGCGATTTTGTATAAACGTGAAGGAGATACATATTATAACCAAGAAGCAATCCAAGAGACATATAATAGAAAAGGCGACGAGGTATTTATTCCGTCTATTATAAATACGTATATAGTAAACAATATAGATCACATAGGTATATTTGAGTATGGCGTTGATAAAAATGATATAATATTAGTTAATCCTATCAATATTGCTGGTGGTAAAAAAAGAAGGTATAAACCTACACGTAAACATAAACGTAAACCTACACGTAAACCTACACGTAAACCTACACGTAAACCTACACGTAAACCTACACGTAAACATACAAGCAAACGCACACGCGCACGCACACGTAAAAATATTAAAAAATCATTGCGAAAAAAAAAAAATTAAAAAAACATTACTTTAATACTCTAAGAAAAAATTGAATATTATTATTATATTATATTCATTGGCAATAAGTAGATATAATATGATTGAATACATGAATGAAGCTACCAATAACTATGATAAAACCTACGAAGTTATTCAAAAACATGGACATGTAGATTTGGGGTGCGTTTACTGTGTTAAGATATATAAATGTTTTAATAAGAATTCTCTACGCAATGGACCTTCAAATACTATTATTTGTAATACATGTGGGATTGATGCTGTAATACCTATTATCCCTACATCCATTTTATCTACTGAATGTAATACTTATGCTGAACGTATAAAAAAACTACAAGAATGGAACATAATTGGGTTCACTGAACTGGTTGATGATGATGCCGAATATATTGATTATGAATATCATGATTGTAATGATATTCATAATGACGTTGACGATTCTGATATGAAATAATAATGATGGACTTATGCGCCAAATGTACTAAAATCGGCAAGCATAGGCTTGGGTAAAAATTGAGTGTTATTTGATTTATAATTTGGAACTTTTTTACAGTCAAACGCAGGTTCAGGACAACGAGCACACGCAGGACAAGGAGGAGGGGCTTCTGTACGAGATGTAGGGCATACAGAAGGGCATTTTGGACATACGGGTGGAACAATCTCAGACTTTAATATATATAAGTCTTCATCTCCACGAGGAATATCGGAGCGGCTAATTCCACGTCCATTGGCGACGACCGCGGAGTTACCTTCGGGACCTGTTACTTTTGCGACTTGTGCTCCATATGGACCTTCAGCAGTTTCTACCGACCCACCATTAGAACCATATACTGTAGAACTGTTACCATCATTGCTATCCATATTGTTATTTTCTTCAGTAACAACTGCCTTATTTCCATTTGCACCGGTATATACTGTTGCGCTATCACCACTGCTATTTTCTACTGTTCGCTGCGTGTATCCTTCAACGACAGTTCCTAAACAACATGCGAAAAATAATGATGCTAATAAAATTAAAAATATATGTACTCCTTGCAATTTCATTGTATAATTTATATGCGGAAAAAAGTTTAATAAAAATATTGATTTCAATAATCTTATTAAAAAATGCACACAATCACTATGAGCATAGAAACTCCCAAAAAACGACAAACGCATCAATGCTTGGAAAAAATATTTAATATTGATAACGAGCATTGTGAAATAGGAATCGATGAAGCAGGACGAGGTCCCATGTTCGGACGAGTATATACTGGAGCAGTCGTTTTACCTAAAGATAGCAAGGATTTTCATTACGAATGGATGAAAGACAGTAAGAAGTTCTCGTCCCCTAAAAAAATAAAAGAAGTTGCTGAATATATTAAAGAAAACGCTGTTGCCTGGTCTGTAACATATGAAGATGAAAAAAGTATCGATAAAATTAACATTCTACAAGCCACTTATAAGAGCATGCATCATGCGGTTCATAACATTTTAACTGATGGTCATAAGATATCTTGTCTCGTAGTTGATGGCAATAATTTTAAACCATATACTAAATTTGATAATAGTTCTATGAGATATAAATCAATCCCTCATTTTTGTGTAGAAGGAGGAGACAATAAATATGCGTCTATTGCCGCAGCATCTATTTTGGCTAAGGTAGGACGAGATACATACATTGAAGAGTTGTGTCAACAATATCCTGAATTAGTAACACACTATAATATTGATAAAAATAAAGGATATGGTACAAAAACCCACATTGACGGTATTAGAGAACACGGTATCACAAAATGGCACCGTAAATCATATGGCCTTTGTAGAAATGCTGACATCGCTGTTTTAAATGGATATGTTAGTGGACACAATAGCGGACACAATAGCGAATCAGATGACGAAGTAAGTGTTCAAGTTACATAAAAAAAAATGGAATACTATCTGGTTCATCATCATTCTTTTTTTTACTTATTTCATTCGTAACCAATGGACACTTAGAATATGTGTAGGTATAACTGCCTTTTTTTTCTGTATATGTCTGTTTAGTTAGTTCTTTTGAACACTCCACATTCACTACACTGTCGACACACTTCTGAAAAGCAGCATTCTCGCCATATAACCACCACTCATTCATGGTTTTCAATTTAAATGCATCTGAAGTCAGACCTACACGTTCCGATTGTATGTCTGTCATATGATCTTCAATCTGGTCTATATATTTCATATAATTATCGATTTTACCTTTCTCGTCCGACACACTTAATGAAATCTGGTGCTGCATGATACTTCCATGTGGCAAAATATAACGTTCCTTACATGATTGTAATATAGCAAAACCCATACTGTATGCTTGTTCGGCAATACATACTGATCCATATTTGTTTATTTCGGACACAATTTTCATACCTTCTTGAACTGAACCACCTGGTGTATTCAGGTATACATATATATCTGATTTGTTGTTTTTTTTGTTCAAATTGTAAATAAAATCCGTCGCCATTTTGGAATTGACTTCGCCTTTTAATACTATGTTATTCGTTGTATTAAATTGTATTGTATCCAATGTATTTACTAAATGAAACAAAAAGAAGAGTGAATATAGAAACATCATTTAATTATTGATTATAATTAAATTATGATTTATTAACTAATTAGTCGAATCATTTGTTCTTCTATAGATTGTTCATTCGAACCACCTTTAATAAAACCACTATAATCTCCTGTTGTATCAGTCCGAACAGTATTATTTTGTAAAATATACTTTAGATACAGGTAGATGAATATATAAGAATTTCTATATAAAAATTGTATACCGTGTGAATGGTCTTTCTTAAACCGTGCCGTCTTTTCGAGCGTTTCCTTTACTTTAAATTTTTTGGGTAAGAGGTGTAAATTATGATCTTTTTTTGGTTTGGGAATGTATTTGTCGATGTAGTCTTTGATGTATTTTTGTTTTGTAATATAATCATACACATTTGTTATAGGTTCCATTATACCCGAACTATTATTATCCATATTGTTGTTCATTAGCAATTCTATTACTTTATTAAAAGTATTATTTCTTGCAGCTTCTTGCTCTGGTGTTTCTTGCTCTGGTGTTTCTTGCTCTGGTGTTTTTTCCTCTGGTGTTTCTTTCTCTAATATGGATTCCATTTTCGATGACATATAATGACTTACCAGTCGCACACGATCAGCAGCATCAGCAGCTTCAGCAGCAGCAACAACAGCAGTAACAGCATCATCAGTATCATCGCCAATAAAACAACTACAATCCTCATCATCTTTTTCTACTTCTTCTTTTTCTTCTTCTTCTTCTGTTGTTACTCCTTCGGCTACTATTTTTTTTTTTGGAATCTTTTTAACAACCTTTATATATTCACAATTAATATCATTGTAAAACACATAAATATGTGCCAGTAACTTATAAAATTTATTTTGCTTTGTGAGTTTATCAGCAGCAGAAAGAGCCGAAGGAGCGTATGAACTTAATTGTGTTTTTAGGTCATTACATACCTGTATAATATCTATAGGCATTTCGGATAGAAGAGTCGACATCTGTTCAAGGCATGTTTTTTTGGATGATTTTTCGTGATCAAATTCAAATAATAAATATTTTCCGTATATTTGTGTAAATATACCAGCAAATGTGCCCTCGCCAATATTACTTACATCAACTGGGTCGTCATCATAATGATCTATAATAATTAGAAAAGAAAACGTAGCGATTAATGACTGAATTAAATTTGTTAATCCATAGCTCAATGTATTAGAATAAATCTGACCGTTTGATCCTTTGATTAACCCTATTTTAACCATGCCAGTAAATGTATGTTCATTTAATTCTTTTTCATAATCACTAATAGATGAAAATAAACTTTCAGAAAATGATATATCTTTATATAAATACTCGTTAACTAACTTATATACATCTTCCTTTCCATCAGGAACAATTGTTTCCCCCCCTTTGATTTTATATTCATTAAGAGCAAACAATATATCCTCTCTTTCGCTTTGAATTACAATATATGTAAGATTGCTTTCCGTTTTTTTATAATTTTTGCCCGGTATTATTCCATCAATATCATCACCGTACGTTATATCGTTTTTAAAAAATTTGGTATCGAAATGTTCCCATACTTTGAAATGAATAATGGAACGATTATATAAAATAGGTAATAAATCATAAATATATTTCAAGTTATTTTTAATATTCCATTTATTTTTATCCTTATCAGTAGCATGGTCTATAAATGTGTCTATAGCTGGAATAAAATCGTTCAATAAATCAATATTAGGGCTTTCCTGTTTTATACCATCTTCAATTATTTTTGCCCCATCTGTGAAAAATGACAAAAAAATATTGTAATCTAACATTCCGATAGAGTCGCTTATACTTAAATCTTCGATAGAAACAAAACCTGCATTGTCATCATCATCTCCTCCTCCCCGTTGTTCACATAATTCCGGAGATAAATCTAACGCGCATAATATACTTGACCTTATTTTAATATTATTGGTTTTATCTTCATTTTTATCATTAATGTATTTTAATACATTTGTAATTTTTGGTTGAATATCTGTTTTGATTTCATTTCCTTTATCAGTGAAAATAATTTCATTATTGTCTATTTCACTATTTATCTCACGAAGAATATCAAAAAAATCATTGCCTATCACATCTAACAAATTTACAACCTTGCCGCGTGCACTATTTCTAAACGAGATTATATTTGTTAGTTTATTTTTTAATGCGTATAAATTATCTATCGAATAACTGCCGAATACAAGAGTAGGAACGATGGAGTTCTTATCAATTTTAAATTTTTTTTTCAGATTAAGTGTCGAAATATTTGTGATTAAAAACATATTGGTAAATGTATTGGTAAAATGTTCAATTTTTGATAAAAATGTTCCTTCGTCTTTTTGTAAATATCTGGTTATGAATTTTGTAATGAAGGCAGTTTTGTCGGCATCTGATGATTCTGTATGATAATACCAATTTAGCGCGCCTCTGTGAGTCGTTAGCCATCTTTCTAATGGTATTGGTGTATTAGCAAAATATGAACCCATGCCTAACTTGGTAATGGAGGTTGTATATGGCGTATCAATCGCTTCTTTAATTAACGCAATGTCAGTCAAATATTTACCGTAGTCATCTACAAACGTGCTCAATTTGTTAATATTTATTTCAAATAATATATAGGCTATTTTCGTTAAAAAGGTTTCAATTGAATTATTCATAGTAGATTTTGTAGAAGGTGTATTATTTATCGTATCTATCTTTTGAATTAAAGGTTCACGCATTTTTATTATGTTTCCATAATACTTATTCAGTGGCTCGTTTATAGATTCAATATTTGCAATAGTTGAGTTAATTTTGGCAATATTTTTTTCATCTAACATGGAACGAGCCTCCGCATCAGTTAATGATTGTGGAAATCTATACATTCTCAGCGTATCATTATTACTGAAAATCACATTTTGTTCAATTAAGCGTGAATATAATGAACATAATCTATCTCCTGTTGATAATATACAACGTGATTTGTATTTAGTAGTGTTTGCATGATGACATGCATTACATTGCTCCCAATCACCGCTGCGTTTTATATCAAATAGTAATTTAAAATTATTGGCTTCATTTGCAAGAGTAAGTTTGCCCTTTATCTCATCTATATTTACACAATGACTCTCTATCCATTGGTCTTTCTTATTTTCACTAATCAATGAACCCAGATAGGAGACACTTGGGCCAGTATGATACTTTTCGTTACCAAAATCCAACGTATACTCTCCTGTAGCCTCCTTAGGTTTAAACTTAATGGAAAAGTTATAGCGATTCGTATGATTATATTCTGTTGTAGGTGTATCGCGCTCTAAGTAAATCACCATGTCGTCATATGTGAATAAATTACTGGTATAATAATATTTTCCTGCATCATGCTCAGGAAAATAATAGGTATATCTGGAGGGTCCTTTCGGGTTTTTTTTCTCATTTAGTTCACCTTGTTCTTTCTCGTTTAATAAATGTTTCTCTGATCCTGCAGAATCCGCTAAATTGGAGGGTGTCACTAAATTATTCACCTGAATCATATCAGTAAATATTCTTTTTGACAACACTGGGGAATTTGCATCAAATGAAATATACGAATTGTTTTGATAATTCAACCCTTTGTCGCTTGTTGAATTCATCATAAAAAAATTCAATATGAATATTCCAATATGTTTTCTATCTTGTGGTGTAAATGAATTCCAAAAAACACTCTGGTCTTGTCCAGTATAATTCGCCACTATTTCCATACAATAATAATCATTTTTTTCTGTTTTATTCATATAGTCAGTAATAATTAGTTTTTTTAATGCATCTGGATTACTTAATTTACCATTTTCGCTATATTTTTTAAATCCTTCAATTATTTGACGGTAAGTAATTTTTATTTTTTTGTCAGTATACAACTGAGAAGAATATTTTTGTTGAAAATAATTCTCTGTTTCAGGTTCAACTGAACCTCCTGTAGGATTAATAGCTCTTTTTTTACCAAACGAGTTTTTTACCCATTCACTTAAGTGGTTATCAGTTTCTGTTGTATTTTCTATATCTTCATGATTATATGTTTGTTTATCTGATTTATTAGAAAATTTATTAGAAAATTCATATAAATTAGCAGCTAAATAATACGTTGTAATAGGTTGTAAAGGATTGTCGGTACCTCTGATACGACTACCATTGAAATCGTGAATAGAATCAGCACCAGCAATAAATCGCATATCATTTTGATTATTAAGTTGGACTCCAGCGCTTCGCCAATATTCAATTGTATTTTGCTTACTTTCTCTAATATTTTTGTGATCAGTAAATATCTGAGCCATATATATTATTAATATATATCACCATTTATTTAAAGGTTTAATTCCACAAATTTATTTAAAATAAAATTGATATAACATTGTTATTAATTTGTTACAATACTAATAACAATGAAAGTACTCGTATTTGATACCGAAACTACAGGATTGCCTCAGAATAATCCATCCATTTATCAAACACATCTATGGCCTCATGTAGTTCAGTTAAGTTACATGCTATACGATACTAATAAAAATAAGATTATGGCGAGTGATGACTATTTGATCGATATACCTAAAGATGTTGAAATATCACAGGAAAGTATTGATGTTCATGGTATCACTCGTAGAAAAGTGGATAATCATGGATATAAAATGAATCAAATTCTACAAATATTCCAAGTATGTCTTGATGAATGTGATTTTATTGTAGCACACAATTTACAATTTGACAAGAATATGCTAATGGTAGAAGGAATACGTCATAACATTAAACTCGGTTTCGATGCGCCACAAAGTTATTGTACCATGAAGAATGGGAAAAAGATATGTAGGATTGAGCAGGTTAATAGTCACGGAGAAATCTATTTCAAATACCCCAAACTCATAGAACTACATAAAACCTTGTTTAACAGTGAACCCAATAGTCTACATAATGCATTCGTTGATATATTGGTATGTATGCGATGCTTTTATAAACTCATATACAATGACGATTTGTGTGTGAAAAATATCCATTTCAACAAACAAATAAAAAAATATCTATAATAATCATATTTTATAAAACATTTCTATTATTTATGTTTTTTCTATAATAGGTAGTCTATCTCCACTACATGTATCATCTATCCCTATCCCTTCTATCGTCTGCCCTATCTTGCCACAAGTCTCTTATATCTTCAAAAAGTTCATTCTCCGTCAGATAATATGAAGCTGGATGTGGATCTACTGGTTCTTTACTACCATAACTACAATAACCACGACAAAACGGACACACGACTCGCTCGAAAGCATTTTTCTTTCTTATTATTTTATCCAAACATTCTTTACAGGTTTGGTGTTTATTTTCGCAACCTGTTTCTACTATTTCCTTTTTATATTCATAACAAATATCACAATGTTGTAAACCCAAGTCTTCCTTACATACAGGGCATTCTGTTATATCATCACTACAATCAGAACATAATTTATGTTTTGATTTACAACCCCAACTTGTAACCATATCCTTTTTTTCGCAATGAGAGCACTTTCTATAATGTTTGTAAATATTCATTACTTGTTTTTTTATTTCATATATTTTATATTGAATATCATCCATTATTTGATCATAAAAGTGTTGTTCGCATAGCATTACTTCATATTCTTCATCTGCTTTACGAAATATTGGAACTAATGCTTTCCGTTTTTCTTCATTTTCAGGAGTAGGATTATGTATTAGTGATATTCTTTTTGCTCGTTGCCATCGCATATATACTTCATCTCGTATTTTTTCTAATTCTAATAATTTTGGCTGTATATCAGTGTAATATTTATTGTTCACATACTTCATATATTTCCAAAACTTGTTTTTAATATTTTGCAATTTTGTTCTATTGAAAATGCTATGAATTTTTATATCATAATACAATTTTTGAATGCGATTGTCTTGATCGTGAGGAAATTGATTTCGTTTTAATGCCATATTATTATTTATTGTTGTTGTCTATTAAAACAAAAAATAAATAGTATCAATTTTATAATTTATTCATGTTTTTTCTATAATAGGCAGACGATTACTATTACTCGTTCCACTGCCACCTCTGAGAAATCTATATTGTAGTTCACTTGTATTTTCAAATTGTAATTCTTCCTACCAAGAAGGTCCATCATGCCAACATATTTTAGAATCACATTCTTTAACCAAGCACGCACCTAAATCTGTCAATGTTCCATCAGTTTCCATAAAACAGTATTTATTTCCCTTTTTAACATTATCAAAATATAACCCATATTCATCTACAAATGCTTGATAAGCAATTTTATTCAATTGTGATATACTCATTCCTTTTTTTAAGTAGATAATAATTAAAATTTAAAAATCAATTTTAATTGTAATTATTTAGGTTGCGTTTTGATATATTATAGAAATATCGATATAATTAAATAATAGTAAATTATATATGTCAGGAAAAACAACACAAATGATTATAAATGTATTATTGATTTTAGGAACTATTATAGGAGCATCTATATTAGTGTCCTATTTAATCACCGCTAATACAAGTGAACCATTTTCAAACTTATCGCCTGGTGGGTATCCTTGTACACAGACTACATTACCATTAGAAGGATGGTACAAAACAAAAGAGAATCCAGGTTTTTCTGATTTATCAATGGACGAACAATATGAAAAGTATCCTGTATTTCCTGCGAAGTCGAATGAATCTAATAACAAACGTCATTGGGAACAGCCTGATAACGGTAGATGTTCGCCTCCAGGACTTTGTGGCAACGTATATGAAAAGAAAGAAATACCAAAAATATCTGGCCCAAAACCACTTCCGTTTGGATCAGGTAGGCGCGTAAACTTTTTTAATTCTGAATTAGACGCATAGCTATGAATTTATTTATTAACGAACTTATTAAATAAATTGAAGTAAATATTTAAACAATAAAGAATGTATTAATACAATATGACAACGGAACAACCAATCATTATTTCAGTCGAAGGAAATATCGGGTCAGGTAAATCTACTTTGGTAGATCGATTGAAGGATATTTATCAAAATAAGGGAGATATTCATTTCCTACAGGAACCAGTTGACACATGGAATACCATTACAGATGATGATGGTTGCACGATTCTTGAAAAATATTATGAAGACCAGGAAAAATACGCATTTCCTTTTCAGATGATGGCATATATTTCTCGAATTTCTATCCTAAAGAAAGCAATCCGTGAAAGTGGAGCGAAAGTTATTATTACAGAGCGATGTGTATATACTGATGCAAATGTATTTGCCAAAATGCTTTTTGATGATAAAAAAATTGGAACGATTGAATATAAAATTTATCAAAAGTGGTTTGATGAATTTGTCGAGGATATGCCTATTAGTAATATTATCTATGTTAAGACTGATCCCATGACTGCGTTCGAACGCGTTATTAAGCGCAATAGACAGGGTGAAACCATTCCAATCTCGTATCTTGAGTCATGTCATGACTATCACGAAAAATGGTTGAATAATACAGACATATCTATGTTAACCCTTGATGGTAATGTGGATTGCGACGAATCGCCAGAAATATTATCTCAGTGGCTAACTGAAATTAATTCATTCATTGCAACCAATTCGATACAATCGATTAGACATAAAAATAATTATATGAAAGCTGGTCAACAAATTGTATATTAACACTATAAACAATAATTAGTCTTGTCATTTTTATAATCTATACAATACTGAAAGTCAACAAATCCGTTAGTATTATTTTCTCTTTTCGACGATTCGCCGTAATCAATTATAAATAGTTCATCATTTTTTTTGCTTATCATAATATTATTGCTATGAAGATCGTTGTGAAAAAATCCACAGCATTTTAAACACTTATTGATATTTATTGCTTTATATTTTAAATCAATAAATTTCAAATGCTTACATCCATGTTTTTTATCGATGTGGTCGCTATTATTAATAGTAATACCATTTATGTTTTCCATCGTGAAATAAAAAACATGATAATCTTCATATCCATGATTTTCAACAAACCCATAATTATATATTTCGGGTACTAAAAATCCACATTTATCGGCTGGAGTAAATTCATTCGCATAATGTTGAAAATAAATCTCGGCTATAATTTTGGCAATGACTATGTTTTCCTTATAATCATTATTAAAAACATATATTTTTGTAAATTCGGTATCAGTACTATGATATAAAAAGCGACATGAAGCAGTAGTTAATGTTTTATCATTATAATAAGTAGCAAATTCACGTCTTTTGCATTTATTAACAATATCATTTTCATCAAAAAATATATTTCGTTGTTCGGCCGCATAATATATTTTATATAAATTATCAGCAGTGATGCCTCGTTTTTCTGCTATTTGACATAAGGCATCATGTAACGGTATAACAGGTTTTTTTACCTCTTCCGGAATTTCTATAGTTAAGTTCATAATTATATTATAATTATAAAAAATATAATATAATTCAACCGGATATACATTAGGTATTTAATTTTGTTTCATCTAAAGATAGGCTACGAATTTTTACTACTGGTGCCATATCTACTGGTGTCATACCTACTGGTGTTATAACTACTGATTTCACTTCATTACTATCAATAATAGCGTCATTATTTATATCGCTGTCATTTATATCTTGAAGATGAAGAACCTTCGTTGTATTTATCAAACATTTCGATAAACCAGTGATTGTCGCTAATTCAATAGAGCTGTTTTTTTTGTCTCGCTTATTAGGAGCTCTATGTTCATATCCATGAATTCGTTCATATTCGATAATCTTCCAAGTCTCTCCGAAAATCTTTACAGCAGCATTGAACCATACCTTATTATATAATACCAGCACACAACTCAGTTGGTCCAGACGCCAATACAGATTTTTAACCCACATTTTATCACTATGATCGTCCATCATTTTTTCCTCCCATTCATTAAATTCTTCTTTACTTAGATGTAACGGGGCGTATTCATATATTGCCTTTGCGTCTTTAACAAAGTATAGAATGACTCCTTTCATTTCATTATTATCAGTGAGTTGAAATGTGCCGTCCTTATCAAATGCTTCTTCATCTTCGTATTCAAGAAATCGTGTTTCCAAGAAATCACATTCGTTTAATTTACATACGCCCATTTGGATTTGCATTTGACACCAATAATCGCGCTTGGGAATACCATTAATTTCTCTGTTAAATATATTTTTCACTTCCAACATTCTTCCATATACAGATGATGTGTTATCTACATTAATACCGTCTGGCGACGCTCCTAAGAACTTATTATCTTGACACTGAATACAACCAAAATCTTCTACTACAGTTTTATACTTATCCTCGTAGATCATGACCGAAAGGGGTTCATATTTCTGACCCCAGTGAAATGGGGTTTCCGTATTTAAACCATCATGCTTCCTTAAATCAAGTGGTTTACACTTTTCATAAATAAGACTATTGACACTACTTGGCGAATCAAGTGCTTTCCATGCGTTACTTGCTGTAATCAAATTATAACGATATTCATACCATGCGGTCGTTCGTTGTTCTGGTTGAGGAGTGTTACGTAAGTATTCGATTTTATCGTGCATCTTAGAAATATCCGGCATTTTTCGGATAAAAGTATATGCATAAGAGCGTAATGGATGAATTCTTGTAAAATGAATCTTATGTGCGCGTTCAATAATTTTATCTAATTGGTCTGTCATATTTACGACATTTACATTATTCATCTGGAATGACAATAATTCAAAGCATGCTTGTTTTAAAGTATCATGAAAATCTGGGCGGCTAAATGATAATGGTTCATTATGAATATAATCACTAATCAGGTCCCCACACGCCTCTATCATATCAAATATATCATTTTTTCCAAGAACCACTGAATCTTTATTAGATAGAATAAATCCAGCAATACTATTTAATGTAATCACGTTGCTTGTCATTTTTTTAAATAGAATATATAATATTTTATTTAATTCAATTTTTTACACTTATTATTTCTTAATAGAACCTGATTTAATAGGCGTCAATGATTTAAGTGTCGATACTCGCTTATCGCATCTTTCCAGTCCAAACCGATTGTTTTTATATCGCAATGCTGGAATAACCAAGATGGTTTGTTCCACTTTACAATAATCAACTTCTTTATTATTCAATAAACGCTTTTTATCCAAACACCCTTTCAAAAAAGAATACAGTTGTTCCACTGTCATATCTTCCGTCTCTTCCGTCTCTATATATTTTTCACTGTATTGAAGAAGCTTCTTATTCTTAAGAGTTCTATCCAATTTATTCCACGATTCATGTAGGTTCATTTCCTTTTCTTTTTGGAGAAAAGAATCAATTCTATCATTGGTCATACTTTCATAAACGGATTCTTTCATTTTATTACCACTTAAAAGCATTGTTTGATATTGTATATTTTTTAGTTCAGTGCATTCTTCTTTATCCATTATATAATATAATGATATTATAATTCTAATCCATTTTTTATTAACATATAATAACAATGGAAGAGAATAAAATTTTAACAAATGTATTTAAAAAGACCAGTGTCAGAAGAAATGATACAAAAACTAATGAAGAATGTAAACTATCATATATACAACATAATACGGAAAAAACAAATATAAATGTGATGTATTTAGATGATGATATTAATATAAAAAAGTCTGAACCTTATAAAAACTTATACAAAATAATTCATCGTAAAATACAAGGCTATATTCAACAGGATATTAAGAAAGAACGATTAAATAGAACAAACATGGTCACAATGGAATATGTAATAGAAAAACTCGTAGAAAGTAAACTACAATGTTGCTACTGTAAAGACAATGTTGTAATTGATTACCGCGAAACACGTCAAATGACTCAATGGACATTGGATCGTATTAATAATTTTATAGGACATGACATAGATAATGTGGTAATTAGTTGCTTAAAATGCAATTTACAACGTAGGAGAATCAATAAAGAACACTTCACCTTTACAAAACAATTGGTTCTAATAAAATCTGAATCATAAATTACGCTTCTTACGTGTTTTACGATTTTTATGAATTATATTTACTGTATTCTTTCTATTGCCTCCATTTGCACCTGACACTAAACCAGATAATTCGTCTATATTCCTACCAATTAATAATGTATTTCGAGGCTCTACATGACGTATGGTTTTTGTTACTACCTTACCGTCTTCTACCTGTTCTACTGGTAAACCAACCATAGGTGAAACAAAACCGCCTAAAGATAATTCATTCACTTCGCTTTCGGCTGTTGCGTTCAAAAGAATAAAAGCCAACCTCGTACCTGAAGGTCTATCGCCCATCGCTCCAATTCGTAAAGCATCGCCCGAAGCACTGTATTTTAATACCTTTTTAGAGTTATCTAATTCATCATACTTTGAATCATGTAAAGACTTTGCGTTATATATCTTCGTATTACTGACCTTCTTAACATCGGTATATCCTCCAGATTTGGTAACTGTGTTTAATTCTTGGAATATATCTCCCACGCTTTTAATCATACTCAATTGAAGAATATCTTGATAATATGTTAATTCAAGTGTATTCCATACGTCATTTAATATGAACTTTTTATCATCATAATGATAACACACCAGATTCGTTATTTTACTAATCAGCAACTTATATACATTTCGTGCTGATAATTCGGCACCTTTCATACTATTTAACATTTTCTCATGTGTATCATCATCATCTTCGGCGTGTTTAAAATTATACAAGTATGTGTTAAAAGTTGAATGTATATGAATATCTTCTTTTTGCAAGGTTATTTCATTTTCAGAGTATAGATAATGAGCGTCACTCTTCGTTTTATACAATTCATCATTATATTTTGATTTTACATCGTATTTACGGGTCTTATTACTATTTAATAGTTTCACATGAAATGAACCGAATTCCGCACCGTCGCGATTTATTGCCATATTTAAATTACATGTTGACTGCGCGTCGATGACCGAACTTAATGGGCAAAAGTATTTACTTTTTAGATAGTTGATCTTTATCGCGTCTTCGTCGCTATCCGCCGATTGTAGTAGTTTTGCGTTTATTAAATCCGCTGAATTATTAATCACAAATTTAGAATCCAACAGTTTCGGATGTTCTACTATTTGTTGTAACAGTTCATTATAAATTCGTTTACTACTATACTCTTCATTTGATGTAATAATGTTCAAAAAACCATTCAATATATTCGTATCATAGTTCTCGTTATTATAATTAGGAACCTTTTCCAGAACAAAGTCCGGAAAAAGCACGGTAGATTTATCATCAAATTCACTTAACAAATTCACTTCCGAATATAGTCCCCATACTGAAAGTATGTTTAACTGAAGTTTCAAAAAATCGTTATTAAACCTATTCAATGGGCTATCGCTCGTTTCGCTCGAAATATACGCAATTAATTCATCCTTTGTCATTTTCATAGATTTATGTCCCTCTCTACCAACTGCGTATTTTAGAGCTATTCTGGAAATCATTTGAGCCACATGATTTATGGTTTGTCTGTCTTCCAAGTCCAATACACGTCCCTTTGATTTGGTAACCGAATTGAAAAGCTCGAACATGGAATCAAAAATAATATGTTTTCCGAATGTTTCCAATTCATGTTCCATATCATGAATTTTTGTTTTATATACATCTCCTAACATGTCTATACGCGATAATATATTACCAACATACACAAATACATCAGACATACTATGCATCATTGTCATTTTAACATCGACAATAGATTCCTCACTCGTAGCGATATCTCCTTCCGGTAATACAACCTTCTCTATATAGGTAGACAGTGGTTTTAAATATGGAATAGGTGTTTCTGTATTAATATAGTTAATATGTTCATCGACGCTTAATAATTCATCTATAATTTCGGACAATGTTGCGATCGATTTCATAGTCGTGTATTTCTCATTACATGAATAAAAAATTTGTTTTATTTGAAGATACTTCTCTCCGCTCGCATTTCTCAAGAATAAATCAGTAACCAAGTATTCAGTCTGTTTTTGTGTTTCTTCGATCAACTGAGTTAATTCTCTTCTTTTATTTAAAATACGTGCGTATTCATTACTGTCAAACATCAATTTAAAAACTTCATTGTCCTTATCTTCGAATTGGACGTCAAATTGTTCACTAAGACCCGTTTTCATTTCATCTATACCTATTTCTCCTACTTCATCTACTACTGACTCAACCGTTGTCGCGACAGTTGAATCTTTATCTACGGTGTCAGGCTCTACATGTTTCCTTAGTTCTTTACGTAATCGTTTCTTTTCTTCGATAATCTTGGACATTTCAACTAATTCCACCGTCTCACTTCTCTTAATAACACGCAGTTCACGTAGAGATATATCTCGATTTCGAGATAATATTCTTCTTGATCCTCCGGTCATTTTATTCTTTGTTGCTTTAAATGGAGTATTCGAATATAGAGGTACACATTCCATAGTAGAGAGAATGTAATCATTCTGTTTAAATTCGTTTATGAACCCCAGTTTTAATAAAAATTCAATTTGTTTTGAATTTATTATATCCATAGGATGCATCTTATCTTTCATCAAATCATAATAAATGAAATATAATTTGCTATATAGATCATACAACTTAGCAACTGTCTCGTTCTTATTTTTTTGTATACACGCATAAAAGGCATAACAAATATTTTCATGATGTATTTCATAAGAAGGTGAACTTGTTTCCATGTCGTCTTCTTCTTGGATACTACTATTTGCTATAGATATGTTAGATTCAAGTAAGGAATCTTTGGTAAATACTCCTTCACCTTTTTCAAAATGACGCATCATATCGATATTTGGTTTTCTTAATCCACCTGCCATACTTTTATTATCTGTAATATAGCCAAATAGTTTCATCTTATGTTCCATTATACAAGTATCTAACATTGCACAATGCGCAAGTCTATGGTCCCATTCATTATCTATTGGTTGAATAAACGCATCATAGTAATAATTTAAAAATAACAACGACGCATGAGATATATTTTCATATTTTTGTGATTCATCTTTACTTAATATATCTATAAACGTATTGTCATTCATAATTAAAGTATCCATTAAGTGACCTGCTACATTATCATATACAATTTCATTATCTCCTTCGTGTTTGGATTCTCTTTTAACAATAAGTTGTATATTTTCTACTTGTATATATTCTTCATTATGAATATTATCTGAAATATTTTCTATACCAAAATTGCCACTTTTCCGCACAGATTTTAATAAATTAAAATGAACAAGTATTTTCTGAATGCGGGCTTTATTGTAAATACGCATAAACATATTTCTCTTGGAAATTAAATCATCGCTTGACATATATGTAAATAAATTCTTATTTACCTTGTCTGCGTGTCTGAATGAGTTTACTTTTCCTGCGTTATTATGAAAAAAATCGGAGATTTTATCAGAATTATAATTACTCGTAGGTCCAAAATTATGAGCATCTAATATGTGAATAAAACTGCTTACTTGATTTTTGATTCGCATTAATTCTCTTGTTTGTAATTTGTTACGGCGACCTTTTCCAATAAATACATTTTCGTATTCCATTTGTGCATTAAATGACCGATCATACGATACGTTTAACTCGGGAATTTCGATTGATTCGTCCACATTCGTTAATAATTTACCAAATATATAATCAGTATGCTTATCATCAAGTGGCTGAATTAATGTATCAAATTTAGATTGATACGATTCGAATTGTGTATCTATTGTGGATGACTCTGTGAAATTATCAATAAGTTCAATTAATTCAGACCTAAATCCTTGAATACTTGACAACAACTCATTTAATAATATAATATCATCTTTGGACAAAGATATCTCTTTTCTTACCTTATCCTTGTTTACATGTATGATTTTCTCATTTATTAAAATACGTATAATATCAGTACATATATGTATAATATTATCATCTATTTCGAACAACGTATGTAAATTTATATCGTTCTCTCTACCACCTCCTGCGGATTCTGTACTGATATGTCGTTCAAATGACGACTTTATAGTTTTGTTCAGTTTTTTAATACGCATATTGAGCTTTTCGAGACGATCTACAATTCCAATAGAGAAATCATGTATAAATTCATGTCCTAAAATATTGGATTCTATATAGTCCATATTTGAATCGTTAAAATAAATTTCTGAACCCATTAATTATATAATACGCTATACTTTTATTATTTATATTAAATAATATATACCGTGTATAACAATATCGAATAATTAATTCAAACGAATAAAACAACTTAAAAATTATGATACTTATTTATTAAGATGTCTAAAAGTTATACAACGCAAAATGAGTTGTTATTGAATAATTTACTTCAGTTTTATGACGATGATAACAAGCTACAACATATGTTGCAGATTATTAACGGTGAATCTAAAATATCACTGCGCATTGTCGATTGGTTTGCAACCAACTACGCTAAAAAGAATTATACTGTATATAATATTGAAAAGAATGATGATAAAATAAGATTCAAAGTGTATTTTGACTATAAATTGAAATTAAAAGCATATAGTAAAAAACGTTTTGACCCATTTTGTCGATGGGATAGAATCACGATTCCCTATAAAGATAATACCTCTATTCAGACTACAATCGGACAATTAAATTTCTTTAGATGGGCTTTGGAAAACGATGTCGTCAAATATATTGAAGATAATTATGACCAGATTGAAGCTGATATGAATCATCGCAATAGTACAGCCAAGAATAAGGAAGTAATCGGTTCAAATAAAACACGTAAAAAACGCGAAGAGCTTAGCATTTCGGCAGTGAAAAGCATCAAAAAAGAGGATGTAGAAATTATAGTTAAATTTAATTAGTAGTATCAAGTTACTAAATCGTATATATTATTATGATGATACATACGATTTTCATTCATAGATTCAATGGTGGTAATAATATGTCACTTACAATACCATCTACGTCATAATTCATAATACATTCATACGAATCTCTGCTATTGCAAGTATAAGTGAAAACCTTTATATTTTTTTTTCGACACCAAGAGATCATTTCAGTATCAAGCATACTCCACTCTATACAAATGAAATTCAGCGTATTGAATAAATCATCACACATGTGGCGATCAAATACGTTACTGGTAATAGCCCCTATTTTATAGTCGAGTCTGTTCAAATTATTTTGGTAAAAGGAGAGTAAAAATAAATGTTTGAAGTTGAAACTGGCTATATAAATGTTCGATGTATCTATGTTCTCTCTAAGAAAAAAACCTATCAAGGATTCAATTAGGTCTGTACCCCCCTTCAAATCTAAATAAACACTTATTGTCGAACAATCAATCTCTTTATAAAAATCAACTAATGTTACAATGTTATATGGTTTCAATTCCTCATAGGTCATGTTGCAAATATACTTGTTATCAATGGAAACATCGTGATAAATAACTATTTCGCGAGTTTTACATATTTGAATATCCATTTCAATCATTTGAAAACCGTGATAAATTGCTTCTTTAAAAGCATGTAGAGAATTATCTGGATAATTTTCAGTGTATCCCCTATGAGCAATATAAAACATATTAATAATATTATATATAATAATTATTCCATATTTATATATGATTAATTTTTATAAGTTACATATTAATATAACAAATATAATGTCCTTCCCCAAACGAAGTCTTTATATCTTTCACAACAGTATCATCTGAGATTGTAACATTTTTACTGCCTGTAATAGCAATACCAAATGCTTGCGTTGACATGGTTCTTTTTTCTTTAATACTTTTATTTTCTACGTTACATATACGCACATTCTCTATAAGCACTTTATCTCCTTGTGAAATAAATAATCCAATATTGCCTTTCATTGTGTGGTTCATAGAATCTTTGTCTCTATTTACCGCATATAACTTATTAGTATCATGTTTATTAACCGCAACATACTCCATAATGTTTCTTCTATTGAAAATCCATTCCTTACATAATGTTTCGGGTATATTTCCCGTTCCTTTCAATGTGTCATCTCCATAATTACATATAGCCATTTGGAGATTTCCAATAATAGTTCCTTTATAGTACCCATGTTCATCTATATTATTTAAAAAGTCAAATACGTCTCCAGCAGGTCCTCCAAACGCTCCTCCATATCCACTGGTTGAATTACTATCTAATTTGTTATACAATGAAGCTACTTCAGTGGCATCTGAAATAATATTTTCAATAGTTGTATTCTTGATTTTAATATTTTGGTTACCAATTGTTTTGCTATCGCGCATTGGTTTAAAATCGCCAACCACAACACCTAATGAATTAAATACCATTCCATAAACATTACCATCGTATAGTCCAGTTTTATTATGGAATATGCTATCCGTCGTAGGAAAATTCATTTCAGTATAACTTTCAAATTTAGATATGGCATTCTCTAAATCTTCTTGTATTTTGAGTAGAGAAATATCACCATAATGAGTATGTAAAAACAATTCTTTATCCGATTTCTTATTTATTGCTATTAATTTAGGTAAACCAAATTTTGCGTGCGAATAAGTAGATAATACCTCAATATGTCTATTAACATGTAATACGCGACAATTGTTTACGGTGATATTTACACCACCATTAATAGATACTGCCGCCACCTCAAAATTTTTAAATTCAATATTTTCTATACGGATATTATTACATCCATTTCCATGAATTCCGTGATGCGACACTTGTCCCAGAGTTCCATTTTTAATAATAACATTGGAAGCAGATGTTATTGAATATCCAAAATCAGCAGGACCTTGTTTGGGTATGAATGGTGAACTGGCTAATTCAATTAGTGCACAAAAACGTTGACGTAAGTTGAAAGTATTATGTAACTGAATAGAAAAACCATTTAAATCAATAATAACATTTTTGGTTTCAACCGTAATAGCAGCAAAAAATCCTAATATATATCCATTCGCCTTTGGATACATTTTTGCTTGGTCTGGTCGTGGCTGATTATTATCATATCTATTTGGATTGAAAATAATGTTTTCAGTAAGTACGTATGTTCCTGGACGAGTAATCCTATATGTACCGTGTGCAAACATTGCGTTATCTAATTTATAGGTAAACGATAATTTATGATATATTATACTTTCTTCGTAAATATTATTAACCAAATATTGAAAGTCTATTATTACTGGTTCATTGAATAATTTTTCGTTTATATAATTTACGGTAATTTTAAAACATATACTTTCGTCAAATACACGTAACATTCCATTTATAGTTAATATATCTATAATATCCGCAAATTTGAGCGATGAAACACATCCACATATATCAAATAATGATTTATATTCATTCACCTCCTTTGAAAGTTTTATCATGTCCTTTGAAGGTATTAAATTCCTCGAAATTTTAGATTTATTTTCGTAAACACATAATATATGGTCTAATAAATCAAACGTATGTGTGCCATCACTATCTGAAAATGTTTGCTGATTAAATGATATCTGGTAACACGATTTTTTCGCTGGGTTTATGTTAAACGCATTGCTTCCATTAGGATAGAAAAATGACCTAAACGTATTATAAGACATAGCAATCGGATCTAATTGTAATACAACGGTATCATTATCTATACTATTCTTTGTTTGATAGCACTTTAAATCGTTGCATAATGATGAAACGGATAGCCCATAGGTTTGTTCTACTGATATTGGCTTATATGTATCGGTAGTTATCTCAACAAATGACCGATGTTTTGTATTTTTTGTTAACATTTATATTAATTAATAATTTAAATATTTAATATAAAGGCATTAATTTATTATTTATTAACAGTTATCTATGATATTGTCTGATAACGGTTTCTCAAGCATGGAATCAAATAAATCATCTAATGCTTCTTTGCGTTGTTCTTTCTTAAAACGTGAAATTAATTCAGATTCCTGACTGTTTCCATCTAAAACACGTTGTCCAAAAGCGTCTTGGGTCCATATTGAATAATTATGCTTGCTACCAGAAAATCCAGCACCGCTGCTAATAAGTGTGCCATCGGCGCGTTTGATAAATTGAGGAGTAACACGTAGAGGATTGTTGGGATGAATCTTTTGTTTGGGAATACCACCGCGGAACTGCCAGTAGTTAGGGAACATATTAACTACTTTATAGTTGAATACCACCTGGACAGGAGAAGTAGGTGAAAATGAGGTGTTCTTATAGTTAAACACAATCTTGAATAGTATTGATTCATCTGGATGCTTAAGAGAACCTAATTGCTGTAAAACAGACACTATTTCATTCCATTTAAGAGAATAAGTTGACCCACGAATATCAAACATAGAAAAGTAGCGTGAAAGATCTTTTTGCAACTGAATTAGATGTAAAGGAGCAATATTATTTCTTTGTATATTTAATTCAGATTCATATGATGATAAAATATAATCCATCAAATTAAACTCATGTGTTCCGTCTTGGTCGGATATAGTTTGTTCATTGAATGATGTTACACCAGATCCACGCAGACCTGTATTAAGCGAAAACGCGCCACTTGCTGAAGGATAAAATAATTCTCTAAATTCATTCATATCTAAAAGAATTGGGTCAAGTTCAAGTAAGCATTGAGACACATCTGTTACTGCTGCGGAACTTGCTTGAGCATCTTCGAAATTGTTATATAATGTAGCCACTACCACAGAAGCAGAGCAGTCAAAGCCATCACAAAAATACTCAGTAAAAGGCATATTATATAATATTTGTATATAATTATTTTTCGCAAAAAAATCATATAAAATATAAACGCATAATTAATTGAATGGGAAACTATCAATCATTATCTAAAATAAATTACGAGGATGTTATTCAACTCTTAAATACAAACAGTCCGAATAATTTTATATTGTTAAATACTCTCAATGACATAAATCAACATTGTCTAATTATAAACACTTTACATTCCAAAGGGGAAGAAATGGTTTTAAATAATGCTCTAAATGAATCCAAAACTATTTTAATAATTATATACGGAATGAATTATAGCGATGAAACAATTTATATCAAATACAATCAGTTACTAAAATTAGGATTTACGAATGTTTACATTTATCCAGGTGGTATGTTTGAATGGTTATGTTTACAAGATATATATGGCGATGAAATGTTTAAAACCACTTCGAAAGAATTAGACATTTTAAAATATAAAGCATTAAACGCATTTACTAAAAAAATTGATTTTCATTAAAGTAATTTAAATAAAATAAATCATACTTAGTAAACATGGAAATCACTCAGTCTAAACTAACAAAGCTCGAATGGGAAAGTATCGAAATTCCCGTTTCAGAAGAAGAAAAAGAAATTTT